GGTAGATATAATCCCAAAGGAACTGCACCCGCCGCCTGATCTTGATGTTGAGCAACTTATGACCCTTCTTGCGGGTCTTCTTGGATTTGGCGGCATGAGGTCTTTTGAGAAATCCAAGGGAGTGGCATCAAAATGACTGCTGCGGTGATGACGTACACGTCGCTTGTTGATGACATTGCGACCTATCTTGAGCGCAATGACACGGCTACGTTAGACAAGATCCCGCAGTTCATTATGTTTGCGGAGCAGGTCATTGCGTCTGAGATCAAGTTCCTTGGGAATCTGACGGTAGTTAACGGGACGATGACCGCGAGCAATCCTGTGTTAGATAAGCCGGCGCGGTGGAGAAAGACGGTGTCGTTTAACGTCACAACTGGTGGCGAGCGGTTCCCTGTATTTCTTCGCAAGTATGAGTATCTGAGGGAGTATTGGCCTGATGATACGAAGACCGGTGTACCTGCGTTCTATTGTGACTACGACTACACTCACTGGCTTGTGGCTCCAACTCCCGCGGCGGCTTACTCATTTCAGGTGCTGTACTACGAGCGTAACCAGCCGTTAGATTCAGCCAATCAATCCAATTGGTTCACCCAGTACGCTCCGCAGGCTTTGCTTTACGGAAGTCTCCTGCAGGCTATGCCGTTCTTGAAGAACGATGAGAGAATTCCGGTATGGCAGTCAATGTACGATAAGTCGATTGCATTGCTCAAGCAGGAAGATCTAACGCGGGTCGGTGACCGTCAAACCGTGGTAAATGACACATGAGCTATAACAGTCCGTTTACCGGCAACGTCATCCAACCAACGGATGTTGCTTATGCCGCATATGCGCTAACGTCTACTACGGGGACCATTCAGCTTGAGTGGCCGCTCAACGGTAACGACACGGATTACGTCGCCGCGAGGGTGATGCAGGTCAGTACCACGAGTACGGCCTATGAGTTGTGGATGCCGCCTGCCAATCAGGTGTCTGTCGGTCAGGATGCTCTGATCTACAACACCGGGATGGTAAGGCTCACCGTTAAGTCTTACGGTGGCTTAACGACGATCTGTACGATTGATACCAGTTCATCGGGTAACGGTTCGGCTCAGTACATTTTTGTTACGGCGAATCCGAATACGAGCGGGACGTGGGGTGTAATTGCGTTTGGGTCTTCTACAACGGCCTCTAACGCAGCAACGCTTGCAGGGTATGGTCTAACCCCTATCTCCTCTACGTTGAACGTAGCGCACCCTGCGCACGCCATTTCAACTGGGTATACGTTCTCTGCAGCGGATCGTGCACAGTCAAATTACTGGCAGGGTGGTGCTGGGGTTGCAACGTTACCGGTGGCAACTTCTCTTGGTGACAACTGGTTCTTCTTGTTCCGTAACAATGGGACGGGAACCTACACGATCAGCACGACCGGATCTGATCTGATCGATGGTGCGTCAAGTAAGCAGTTCAACCCGACTGAGTCGGCGATCATTGTCTGTACGGGGTCGCAGTTCATTTCAATCGGTTACGGTCAGTCGAGTACGTTTGTTTTCAACGTCTTAACTTCAACGGTAACGGGTGGAAATTTAAATCTGACCTCATCGCAGTGCGCGAACATCATTCAGGAGTTCAGCGGAAGTTTGGCGTCGGATCAGACGATTACTTACCCGCCGATTGTTAATCTGTACGTTGTTCAAAACTTGACGACGGCTAACGGTCACACATTCAAGTTGACCACCGGAATTGCTGGCGGGGCTACGGCAACCATCCCATCGAATGCCACGGCGACGGTGTTCTGTGATGGTACGAACTTCTTCAATGCCAATACGGTGCAGGCGGGGGCCACGACGTTTAGTGTGGTTGATGGTACGGCAGCAAGCCCGTCAATTAACTTCTCTAGCGAGCCTTCAACGGGTATCTTCCGGCCCGGATCTGGCATCTTCGGCATATCAATCTTAGGTAATCAGAAGTTCTACCTTGACGCTACCGGGTTAAAGGGTGGTACGTTCTAATGACCGCCAAGGTCTTCGCGCTTGATACAAAGGCGGGTATCCAGAGGGATGGAACCGTCTTTGACGTTGACTTCTATACCTCGGGTAGATGGGTTCGCTTTCAACGCGGACGGCCCCGGAAGATCCTTGGGTACAGCGTCATCTCAAGTCAGGTTGCAGGGCCTTCTAGAGGCGTTTGGGTAAATCCAACTAACGGATACAACCAAGTATTCTCTGGGTACAACAACGGGCTGCAAGAGCTTGTCATCAACAACGCTGGGGTTGGCGCGGGGGTCACAAACTTCACCCTGAACGACTTTACGGCTAGTGACAACAACCTGTGGCAGTTTGACGGGTTCTATGATGTTGGTGGATCTGGGGTCGGGTCTATTCTGGCTCATCCGGGTCAAAATCTAAGTCAGATTGCCTCAAGCGTTAACACGCCGGTGTTGATTGGCGATATTAACGGGACGACGATGTCCCAGATAGGCACATTTCAGAATACTGGGTCTTACCTTAACGGCACGACCGCGGTAACGATTCCGACGACTAACATTCTGATTGGTGCTGGCCAGACCGTTACTGGTACGGGTATTCCTTCGGGAACGTCTGTAGTTTCTACGGTGCTCGCTAACGGGAATTTGAGTAACGTAGCCGTTACCGGTATTGCTGGGCAGTGCTCTTGTACGTCAACGTCTGGGTTGTTTATTGGTCAGAGTGTTACCGTAAGTGGCACGTTAACTGGTACAGCGACCGGGATTGTTTCTGGCAAGACCTACTACATCATTGCCACAAATTATTCAACTACTTTTACGTTGTCTGCTACCTCTGGTGGCGCGGCTATTGTTACGACCGCGGGGACTACGACCGGAGCAGTTTTCACGATTGGCAACTATCAGTTAGTGACGTTGTCTGCTGCGGCTACGACGAGCGGTATATCAACCCTGACGTTTAACAACGGGGTTTCAGTTTCCGGTGGTGTGGTCACGATCCATCCCTATATTTTCGTTTACGGGAACAACGGGCTGATCAAGAACTGCGCGGCTGGGAATGCTCAGGATTGGGTGTCTGCGGACGCTAATGAGGTCAACGTAGCGACGAGCAAGATTGTGCAGGCTCTGCCAGTGAGGGGTGGATCAAACGCTCCTTCTGGGCTCTTCTGGAGCCTCGATGGGTTGATCCGGGTTTCTTTCATCGGCGGTACAGGTACTCCTCCGCAGTACTGGCGTTATGACTTGATTAGTAGTCAATCGTCAATTATGTCGAGTCAATCGGCAATTGAGTATGACGGTGTTTATTACTGGTGCGGTGTTGACCGGTTCTTGTTGTACAACGGAACCGTCAAAGAGATCCCAAACAATTTCAATCAGAACTATTTCTTTGACAACCTGAACTACGCGCAACGTGAAAAGGTTTGGGTAAGTAAGGTGCCGCGGTACGGTGAGATCTGGTGGTTCTATCCCCGCGGTGATGCGACTGAGTGCACGGATGCTGTCATCTATAACGTGCGTGAGAACGTATGGTACGACGCTGGTGAGGCTCTTGGAGCAAGAAGGTCTGCTGGGTACTTCTCGCAGGTCTTCGCTCACCCGATCTGGGCTAATTGGGAGCCTAGTGCCGAGGGGGTAATTAACGGAACGAGCATTTCAAATGCCGGGTCTGGGTACACCAACGGGACTTATTTGTCTAAGGTTTTGACTGGCGGCACTGGTGGTGGCACGGTAGCTAGCATTACGGTAGCTGGTGGGATCGTAACGGTGTGCACGATCACGGTTGCGGGGATAGGTTATTCGGTCGGTGATGTATTGACTGCGTCGATTCCCGGCGGTTCTGGGTTTCAGTTAGCTGTGACTAGTGTGCAAAACACTGTGCCGATTTGGCAGCATGAAATTGGAACTGATGCGATTGACGGTAGAAACGCGCTAGCGATTGAGTCATACTTTGAGACTAACGACCTTGGTTTGGTTTCCGGTGGTCCGAGCCAGCCGGCTCCTATCGGAGAGAACCGTTGGTTGAGGTTAGAGCGTATTGAGCCTGACTTCATTCAGTCGGGGGATATGACGGTAGTGGTAACGGGTAGACCGTTCGCGCAAGGCGGTGACGTAGAGTCTCAAGAGTACGTCTTTGGTCCGAATACGGGCAAGGTTGATATGAGGGAGCAGCGCCGGGAGTTGCGGTTGCGGTTCACATCTAACGTATCTGGTGGTGATTACCAGTTAGGTAAATTGTTGTTGAGTGCGACGTTCGGCGATGTGAGACCGTACTAATGGCCCAACCGTTAGTCTACGACCCGCGATATCATACGTTTGAGTCTTGGGCGAGCTTGATGTGTGAGCAGTACGCTGCGCAGCAACTAGAGATTCCAACTTCTACGACTGATTGGAAGATGTGGGGAAATGGATTGAAGGCCATTGACATCTTTACGAACGAAGCGATACCGGGCACGGATATTTACGACAACTGGTTTGATTGGGCTGCGGCCCTACTCGGAACAGTAAACCCAGCAACAGGTTGATATGGCTAATCTGATTGGCGTTGATATAGCTAGAAACTTTCTGCAGGGTCGCGGTGTAGACACGTCTAATTTAGACGCTGCGCAGTTAGCGGACCAGCTTAGTCAATACAATCCGGGCGAACAGTTTCAAATTTCTGGCTATCAGGCCCCAGTGGTTTCTGCCCTGCCTGCACCAAGCTCGATTCCTGATCCATATGCAAGTTCTCTTGCTGCTGCAACTCCTGCAGCGGTGACGAGCGGATTGACGGCTGCCACACAACCTGACTACTCGTCATCAAGTAATAGTCAACCGGTATCTCCGTACAATCCTTATAGTCAGCCTGACTATGCATCTCAATACAATTACTCGTATAACCAACCTGACTATGCATCGCAATACAACACTTCGTACTATAGTCAGCCTAGCTACGAAGAACAATATAACCTATCAAATAACACTCAGCCAGATTACACCAATTATCAGTTAAACAATCCTGTTTACAATCCGGCGCCGGCATATGCTGCTCCGGAGGTCAATACTGCTGCGAGCAATACATCACAGAACGTGATGGATGTTGACCGTGCAATTTATTTTCTTAAAGAAAAAGGGTTGTATCAACCCGGAATGGATGCGGCGACGGTTGCGGCAACTGCTCACGCTATTTCTCCTGATGTTGTGGTTTCCGGTGCGGGAACAGGATACGGGGCGTACACAGGTCCAACAACAAACGTAGCAACGCTTAAATCGTCAAACATTGACAGCGGCTACACAAATCCAAATCTTAATATACCTGCATATCAAGTAAGTGATTTGTCTGGGACAGGTCCAGTTGCTAAGTCTGTAGATACCGTTGGATCAAGTAGTGGAACGGGAACGGGAACTGGTACTGGAACGGTTACAACCCCTTCAGTAGATACGTTAGCGCAACAGCTTGGCGGTGACTCTGTAGCAACTAGGGCGATTGCGTCGGGTTTGATTGAGCGAGGAATTACTGATCTAAGCAACCTCGGAACTAGACAAGGTACGCCGGGGTATTGGGGTATAGACGATCAGTCTCAGAGCGGGGGTTCGCAGACTAGCGTATGGATTGACGATCCAACGAAGATCAACTACGAGTTTTACAACAAGGCAACCGGGCAGACGATTGACCCGAATCGTGTTGGGATTATTCAAAGAGGAACATACGGGATTGAAGGAGGAGATCTTTTCTACAATCTGACGTTTGACGCTAACGGCAATCCGACGATTGATACAAAGTTCAACCCTAAATCTAGTGGATTGCTGTCAACTCCGGTCGGTCAGGTACTGATGTCGGCAGCGAAATTATTTCCTGCGACTGCGCCGTTTGCTTTTGCTCTTGATGCGGCGCGTGCTATTTCTCACGGAGATTACTTAAGTGGTGCAATCAACGCGCTTGGAGGAGTAACTGCTGGCGTCAACTCTGGGTTGATTACTGGCGGTCCGGATGTATCCACATTAAAGACTGCATCCACGGTTCTTCAGGCCGGTCAGGCTCTGCAAAATGGGCAGTGGGGAAATGCGCTATCTCTTGCGTCTAATCTTACTGGTGCTGGAAGCACGCCAATTGGAAGCACTGGGTTTACGACAGGGGACGTTGGGAAGTTTGCGTCTATTGCCGCTAACGTCGCTGCGGGTCAGTATGGTTATGCCGCTGTTGACTTAGCGCCATATATCAATAGCCCGAATACTGCTCTTGCTGGTAGAGCGTTTAATCTATTACAAGCAATAAATACCGGCAACGTTGCTGGTATTACAAACTCTTTAGCATCATTTGGCAAGGCTGCGGCTGCTGCCACTACTCCTACGACAACTCCTGCAACCGGAAGCGGCACTGGAAGCACAGGCTCAAACATAATCCTCACTGGCGACCCAACAGCAGATGCAATTTTGCTGGCATCTCAAGGTGTTGGACAACCGCTTTCAGGTGGAACACAAGTTGCCCAAGCTAATACAGGAACGGTTTCTGACGCCGGAGGCGGTGTTTCTGTAACAAACAACACTGCACTACCTTCAACAGGTCTTTCGGTTACAAGCACAGGTGGGGCAAGTACAGGTTTTGGTGGAAACGTAGTTGATTCAGAAGGCAATGTCATCAATTCTGTTCCGAGAGGACTAAAAGATGATGACGTTACTAGGTCTTGGAAATCAACTACCGGAGATGAGATACCAGATACCCAGCAAGTTGATCCTATAACTGGGCAAATTATTCCCGGATCAGGGCTTCGCAATACAGTAATTCAGTATTATGCCATTGCAGGGCCAACGGCTTCATCTGATCATACGAGTGATTTGCCTGAAGGGTACCGTTTTCTCACTGCTGATGACGAAAAAAATAAATCTCCGTTTACAACGATACAAATAAACGGAGTTAATTACGCAATAACATCCCCAAACCTAAATACAAGTGAATCAGTCACAAATTCCTTACTTCCAAAATATCAAGAACAAGTAGGAAAGGACACGAGTCAATTTATTAATGATGGGCTTTCTCCTGCGGATGCTTGGACAAAAGCATTGGCAAAAAATGGGCTCACAGATTCAGATTTGACGCGCCCTGATTGGGCAGTCCCCGGTTTGAAATTGGGGATTGAAACAACCGGAAGTAATGTTGGTTCGGCACAAGGTAGTACTGCCGGATCCACGACGGGCTCAACACAAGGCAGCACCGTTGGGTCTACTGTAGGCAGCACAGCAGGATCAACACAGGGTAGTGCAGTAGGTTCAACCCAAGGGAGTACTGTTGGATCTACCGTAGGTAGTACAACTGGCTCGGCCATAGGCAGTACCGTTGGATCTACAACGGGTAGCACTGTTGGGTCTACCACTGGCAGTACAACAGGTTCAACAGCAGGAAGCACCACTGGATCTACAGCAGGTAGTACAACTGGATCTACGGTAGGTAGTACAACTGGGTCTACTGCAGGTAGCACTGTTGGCTCAACTCAGGGAAGTACGACCGGTTCTACTGTTGGTAGCACTACTGGTTCTACAACGGGTAGTACTGCGGGAACCGGTACGGGCACGGGGACAGGTACAGGAACTGGCACAGGAACTGGCACAGGTACTGGAACCGGAACGGGTACGGGAACAGGCACGGGGACTGGAACTGGGACAGGAACCGGGACAGGAACCGGGACAGGTACAGGAACTGGGACCGGGACAGGCACCGGGACAGGCACCGGGACGGGTACGGGTACGGGAACTGGTACTGGAACGGGAACCGGCACTGGAACTGGCACAGGAACCGGAACTGGTACTGGTACCGGAACTGGCACAGGTACAGGCACTGGCACTGGTACGGGAACTGGAACGGGGACAGGGACCGGTACGGGCACAGGAACAGGAACCGGTACTGGGACCGGTACGGGAACTGGAACGGGGACAGGGACCGGTACGGGCACAGGAACAGGAACCGGTACTGGGACCGGTACGGGAACTGGAACCGGCACGGGGACCGGCACAGGTACAGGTACAGGTACAGGGACCGGGACGGGAACTGGCACAGGTACTGGTACTGGGACAGGAACTGGAACAGGAACTGGTACGGGAACGGGAACCGGGACTGGAACCGGTACTGGCACTGGGACTGGAACGGGATCAGGTACTGGAACGACCGGTGGTTCTGTAGTAACTCCTCCTATAGTCGTCCCACCATTTACGCCAACTAATGCAACAACTGGTACTCCAACATCTGGTGGTGGCGGATCAAATGCCCCTCTTCCTGATTTTGGTATTCCTAGAGTCGGAGATCTTGGAAACTACATTAGTCCGTTGGCGGCATATCAAAAAATGGTGCAGCAGATGTATAACACCGCGATGGATGAGAAATTACGGCAAGCACCTTTGCCAACTCAGAGCATGGAAAATGACACATCTTTCTGGGATTACGGCGCAGCAAAGCCAATTGAGTCAATTCTGAGTGCTGCCAATTCTTTGCTTGCGCCAAAGATCAAGGCGGCTACTGGTGGATCTGTTGCAGCGCTTCTGGCTGCGGGAGGGGCATCAAAATCCGGAATTGGTAGTACCAGTTTAGTACCGCATTCGGGTAAGATGAGGGTTGACTTCCGTCACGGGGATGCTGTAACGGGACCGGGGGATGGACAGTCGGATGACATTCCTGCC